GCGCGGTTGGTGCTGGCGGTCTAGCTTTATTAGTTAATAGAAGCCTTAAAGCAACAGATAGTCTAGCTAAAACTGCATCCAAAATAGGAACTACCACTGAGGCTCTTGGGGCTTTACGCTATGCCGCTGATCTAACTGGCGTATCTACGCAGACGATGGATATGGCTCTGCAACGATTTACTCGCAGAACCGCAGAGGCCGCCGCAGGGACAGGCGAGGCTAAAGGCGCAATCAAAGAACTAGGCATAAATGCTCAAGAATTNAACAGAATGCCGCTTGATAAGCGGATGATTGTTTTAGCTGATGCGTTTGAAAATGTGACAAGCGAAAGCGATAGACTGAGATTAGCCTTTAAGCTATTTGATTCTGAGGGTGCAGCATTAGTTAACACCTTATCGCAAGGAAGTGATGGCCTAAAAGAAATGCTTGGAGAGGCTAGGTTGCTCGGACTGACTATGTCTAGCAGTGCGGCAAAAGGCGTTGAAGATACTGTAGATTCACTTACAAAATTAAGAAGCCTAGCGAAAGGAGTAACAGACCAATTTGTCGCGGCACTTGCTCCTGCTATCAGAGCAGTTACTGAAAGAATTACTAGCTTTTTTCAAGAAATAGCTAAAGATGAAGGAGGCGTAGAGAAATGGGCGCAGTCTTTGGCTCGCGGGTTTTTGCAATCTATTGCTAATATTATTTCTGCTTTAGATATGGGCTTGGAGGCAATATCTGGGTTTGTCAATAAAGCTAACAATATATTCGATTCTTTTGAAATTAAGTCGCAAGAAAACAACATTGTAAGGCTTAAAGAGGAAATATCAGAGCTTGCTGGGGAAATATCTGCGCTGGAAGCTGGAGGAATGCCAAGCTTTGCGGACATTTTGACAGGCGAGGACTTGGATGCCAAAAAGGACAAAATAGAAGAATTAATGTACCAAGTTATTTTGGCTGACGAAAAGCTAAAAGAAATGCAAGAGCCTTTAGTTAAAAATGGGCTTGGTGAGTTTTTTGATGAAACTATTCAAAGTATATTGAAACTGCAAGAAACTATTGGCGAAAAAGGAGGCAAAGGTAATTTATTTAAAAATACAGAAGAAGGATTAAACAATCTTCAGAAAGGCTTTAAGTCTTGGAGCGATACTTTGCCATCAATGCAAGAAAATATACAAAACCTAACGAAGCAGGGTTTAGATGGATTGACAGATTCGCTTGCCGCAGGAATTACTGGCGCGGCTAATTTTGCTGATGCAATTAAAGCTATGGCTAAAAGCGTGGTAGATAGCCTGATTAAGATGCTTATACAAAAGTACATAGTCGATGCGGCATTCGGAGCGATTACAGGTTATTTTAGTCCGCAAGCCGCAACCAACAGAGAGTTTGGATACGGCTCTGCATTGGGATCAAGTGATCCTTTTTCCATGAAGGCTATAGGCGGTTCAGTACAATCTGGCCAGCCATACATGGTCGGTGAGCGCGGTGCAGAAATGTTTGTGCCTAATCAGTCAGGAGCGATTATTCCAAGCAAAAAGTTAGGCGGTGGCGGCACTATTATTAACCAGACTATCAATGTAAGTACAGGCGTTCAGCAAACCGTACGTGCTGAGATAGCTACACTAATGCCACAGATTGCAAACGCTACTAAACAGGCGGTGGCTGATGCTAGAATGAGGGGCGGTAATTACTCGAAGTCCCTAGTAGGAGCATAAAATGCCATTAGCTTTTCCGAGTGTCGGGATACAAAGTATCAATATGCGATTAAGGCGGTCTGTTGCAGTTACAGAATCGCCTTTTAGCTATGAACAACAGGCGCATGATTTTGGTGGGGCTAGATGGGAAGCAGAGATCACCCTGCCGCCTTTAAGCCACACAGAGGCACGATCAGTCGAGGCATTTATAATCGCCTTAAAAGGGCGTTCTGGGACATTTACCTTTGGCCATCCGCTACACAACATTTCAAAGTCAATAAGCCTGACCAGTGCTACTGCTGTGCGAGATGACACCTTATCGGTAACTGGCTCAAGTGTTGATGCTGGGAATTATTTCCAGTTAGGGAATTATCTCTATATGGTGACAGAAGATTGGACAGGCAGTGGATCAATGTCTATACAGCCACCCATGAGGGAAGTTGTTGCGAGTGGCGCAACGCTAGACTTTTCTTTGCCTAAAAGCACATGGCGCATGGCTACTAACGATATAGGATGGTCTACTGATTCAGCCTCCTTGTATGGTTTTTCTTTTGCTTGCGTTGAGGCTCTATAATGAGCAGAGACCTAACCTCAGGAATGCAGACAGCCGCTACTGCGGATTTAATTAGGCCGTTCTTTCTTGTTGATCTTAATTTTACATCTGGGTCTATTTATCTGTGGTCTGGGCATGGCGATCTAAGCTGGAACAGCAATACCTATTTAGGTGCTGGCGATCTTTTATCCATATCTAGCTTTGAAGAAAAGACAGATCTAGGTGCAGTAGGCGCAAGCCTTACCCTAACAGGCATTAAAACTTCTTTGGTTCAAAAGGCTAGAGATGAGGACTATCAGGGGCGGTCGGTAGTGATACGTTTAGGCGCGTTTGATGCTACTGCTTCTATCATTAATGATCCAGCCACTATTTTTAGCGGTTTTATGGATGTTATGACTATCAGCGAGGGTGCTGATTATTCAACTATTACAGTAGCAATAGAAAATAAGTTACTACAGCTAGAGAAAACAAAAGAACGCAGATATACAGATAGCGATCAGAAATTAGATTTTCCTAATGATGAAGGATTTGAATTTGTGGCAAAAATACAAGAGAAGGAAATAGTCTGGGGCAGGAAATCTAGCACTGTTGGCGGCGTGCAAAATACTGGCATGAGTTTAAATTTTAATTGGTAAATGTCAATGCAGTTTGGATTAGAATGCTTGGCTAATGTCAAAGAGGATATTCAGCCACTAATCGAAGAGCACTGGGAACTGGTTGCTTTAAATAAAGGCAAGATAAAGCTGAACCCAGATTGGGAACAATACGCTGCGCTAGATGCTGCTGGTATTCTTAAAATCTTTACAGCAAGAGATGAAGGGAAATTAGTTGGTTATTTTATTTTGACTGTTAGCCGTTCGATGCACTACAAAGACCATGTTTTTGCTATCTGTGATATTGTTTTTGTCACCCCAGACTCTAGGGCAGGTGCGACAGGTTACAAGTTGATAAAATACGCAGAAGATTGGTGCAGTGACAATGGGGTATCTTTGCTAAATATTAATACGAAGGTACATCTGCCTTTTGATAATCTAATGGTTGGAATGCAATTTGATTTAATAGAGCGCATATACTCTAAGTATTTAGGTGAATAAATGGCAGTATCATTAGTAGCAGGATTAGCTTCAGCGGCAACGTATGCGATACAGGCAGGGATTGGCAAGATTGTTTTTGCAAAAGTCGCACTAGCATTTGCTGTAGGCGCAGGGCTATCTGCTGTTAGTCGAGCGTTGATGCCGAAGCCAAGCTTTGATCAAATGCGTGGCCTTAATTTCAATGTGCGCGATCCACAATCTCCAAAAAAAATGATATATGGTCGCTCAAGAATTGGCGGCACAGTAATTGCAATAGGGTCTAGCGGAACTGATAACAAATATCTGACGATGGTTATTGCGATTGCAGGGCATAGGATAGAAGAATTTGAAGAAATCTATTTTAATGATGAAAAAATCTGGGATAGGCCATTTTATCAAGGGACTTGGTTTAATTATGTAGAACATGAATTTATATATGGATCAGATACCGATGCAGTATCAACTCTGGCTGGGAATATAACTGGCTGGACTGCCAATCATAAGATTAGCGGCAATGCCGCCCTAGTAGTTAAGTTAAAATATGATCCCGAAGTTTTCACCAGTGGCGTTCCAAATATTAGTGTCATTGTAAAAGGAAGTAGAGCTTACGATCCAAGACAAGACAGCACATCTAGTTATTATGACTCTAGTGTCGGTGACTCATATCATAGACCTACTGGATCATGGAGTGAGGAAGGCTATACAACAAATCCAGCAATTATACTTTTAGATTATTTAACTAATGAAAAGTATGGTTTAGGCGAATCTATAGATAATATTGATCTACAGTCTGTGGTAGATGCCGCTGATATTTGTGATGAAGATGTTTCTTTAGATGCTGGCGGCACACAGAAACGATATACCTGTGATGGCGTACTGGACACCGCGAATACCCATAAAGCTAATATAGAAAATATCCTATCTTCTATGATTGGCACACTAACTTTAGTGGGCGGCAAATATGTAATGACTGCCCACGCATATCAATCACCTAGCCTAGATATTAACGAAGATAATCTAATAGCTCCACTAGAGGTAATTACTAAGCAAAGCCGAAGAAATATCTATAACGCTGTAAAAGGCAGCTTTGTTAGCGAAGAAGAAAACTTTGTAGTGGCTGACTATCCCTCACAGGTTAGTAGTACTTATGCCACCGCAGATGGCGAGACCATATACCTTGATATGGCTCTGCCAATGACTACTAACAACATCAGAGCGCAGCGGATTGCTAGGCTGACGATGTTAAAGAGTAGGCTACAGACTACCGTTAAAATGCGCCTGAACCTGACAGGGCTTAAAGTTAAAGTTGGCGACAATATCCGCTTGAGCAATACCCGTCTGGGATATACTAATAAGATATTCGAGATTATTAACTATAACTTAATCTTAGACCAAGAGACTGGATTAGCTGTAGAAATAGAAGCTATTGAGAACGATTCAGCCGCTTACACATGGAATACTAGTGATGAGCTTGATTTTACTGTAGGCGGTACAGTTACCTTGTACGATGGCAAAACAGCGCAGCCAGCGCAATCGCCATTAGTATTAACGCCTGATACTACTGTTAATGATGATGGCACTGTAGTCGGTACTATTGAAGTATCTTGGACTGCTCCTGATGATGCCTTTACTGATAGATATGAAATAACTTGGCAGAACACCACGGATAGCGGACAGGTCTATAAGCAGACCACATTAGGATCGCCATTTGTTATCACAGGCGTATTACCAAATAAAACTTATGAAGTTATTGTTTATGCGATTAATGAGCTTGGCGTAAAAAGTACAGGGCTAAGTGGGACAGATACTACCCCTGCTGACTTTGCTCCTAAAGTGCCAAGCATATACAGAATCACTAAGGCCAATGCCAACGCTCCTACTACAGCAGAATTTACTACAGCGGCAGGGCGCGATCCAAAGGATAAAGATGCCGTTATAACCAAAGATACTTCAACTACGCCAGATTCTACCCATGCGTGGACTTATAACGCCTCCACAAGTAGCTGGGATGCAGATGATGATTTTGTAACTGGCGATCTTATAATTGATGGCACAATCGCTACAGCTAATATTGCGGATGCGGCAATAACTAATGCTAAGATTGATTCTTTATCAGCCGACAAAATAACAGCAGGGACAATAGATGCCTCAAGTATCACAGTTACAAATATAAATGCAGATAACATAACAGCAGGTGAACTTAGTGCAGATAGACTACAGATTGACGGTGTAACCTTAGACACTGATGGCAGTGGCAATCTTATTATTAAGAATGGTGGTGTAGATACGACACAAATAAGTTCAGGAGCTATAACCACAGCTAAGATTGTAAATGATGCGGTTACTAATGCTCTTATTGCTACCGATGCAGTCAATCAGGATTCTATAGCGGCTAATTCGATCACAGCTGTAGAGATAGTATCAGGCACAATCACTGCAACAGAAATAGCGGCTAGTACAATCACTGGCGCGCAGATTGCGGCAGATACCATTGCTGTTAGCAAGCTTACAGGTGATGTGAGTGAAGTTTATCCAATAATGATTTATGAGAATCAAACGCTAACTACTACAGCGCATAACTCTCCAGTGTTTACATTACACGCTCCAGATTTAATATCAAAAAAACCAAAGGTCAGTTTGCGATTTGACTACACAGTAGCTAATGGCACAGGCACTAATAGAGTGCAACCTATTTCTGCTAATATACAAATTAAAAGCAAAGGCGGTAGCGCGGTTCAAATTGGTGCAACAGGTGGTGTTACAGTATCGCAAAGCGGCTCACTAGCCTCTACAATTTACCTGTCAGGCGATCATACGGGGTCAATGGATTATGTTGGCGCAGTTGCAGACAGTTCTAGTCCATCTACAACTGCTACTATAACTGGTCTTTATTATGATGATGCAAATGATAGGACTTATATTTCTATGTCACATAGTTCACAAGTATTGCAAACTGGCGAAACTTTATACTACCACCCTTTTAGATGGCTTTCAGCAGGGGTATGGTACAGCATGGTTGATAAAGAGCAAATTAGCATATACTCACCAAGCTACGCAACAGTGAAAGCGCATGAATATATTAATTTGATGTTTACATCTACTAGCACAAAGACTGATTTTAGATTACAAGTACTCGCGCCAACGACATATACGACTGTAACGCCTAAATTTGTAAGACTAACTGGTACAATGGAGTTAATAAGTTGATTGATATTGGTTATACTACTAAATCAGGTGCAGACACTATTACTGAGTCTTGCAATTCTATTGCTGATGCTAACGATGCAATATTTATTTTAAGAGAAGCACTTAGCTCGCGTGATGATATTGCTACGTTATTCATGCAACAATTAACGCCAAATGAAGATAGTGAGCTAGTAATGGAAAAGTTTGCGTGGCTTGATGCTACATAAGCCTTTTAGCGATAAAGCAACGTTAGTGCTACAATGCAATTTAACAAGATTAAAATGTGATAATTATGAGTGCCGCAGAATATAATTTAGTAATCGATCAAGGTTCAGATTTTGCTGTTGAATTTACCTTGTCTGAAAATGGCAGTGCAAAGAATCTCACTGGTTATTCAGCTAGAGCGCAAATGCGAAAGGTAAAAACATCTGCTGATGTATCTGCTACATTTACCTGCTCGATTCCGACACCAACTAACGGTGTTATAAAAATAGAATTACCTAACGCAACGACTAAAGCATTGAGCGCAGGGCGTTATTTTTATGACTTAGAAATCTTTACTGCAAGTGATGCAATAGTTACAAGAATAATGCAAGGCGAGGTTAATCTGACACAAGAGGTGACTAGGTAGTGACTATTTCGGTGGCGGTTAACAATGTTTTAAACAATATATCTATATCAACAGATGATGTAGTTATATCGCCTGCCGAAGAAACTGAAATAATAACTGTAAGTACTGCAATCCCTGCATTAGATGGTTCAGTAGTTACAGTAACGCCTACTGGCACAGTTACAGCGACAACTGTACAAGGGGCGATAGAACAATTAGCAGGGCAAGATTTTAGACAAACGGATACACCAACAGGCGCACAGGTGTCTGAGGGTGATTTATGGTACGATACAGATGACAATCAGTTGAAGATGTATCGTGAAACTAGCGCGAATGTATTTGAGTGGGTATCAGTTATTTTAGGCGATGCTACAACTGATTCTGACACTTTAGATGCAGGTAGCTTTTAAGTATTGAGGACTATCAATGGCACAAACAATCAAGATTAAGCGTAGTACCAGTACAGCTACGCCAACTGCATTATCTGCTGGTGAATTAGCTTATTCATCTAACAGTGATAAATTATTTATTGGGCATCCAGACGGATCTACTGGGACTATTACTATTGGCGGTGTTTACTATACCGACATTATTGATAGCGCAACTAAAGCCGCTAACAAGAACATCCCAAGCACAGCACAAAGTGTAGCTGCTAACAGCCTAAGCACTGCTGCAGGCAAGACCTATCAGGTACAAAAAGACGGCTCTGACAATTTAGTTGTTAACGTATCTTGGACAGACACAACATATACTGTTGGCGATGGTGGATTGACTCAGAACAATTTCACCGATGCGTTGAAATCAAAGCTAGACGGCATTGAAGCTAGTGCAGATGTTACAGATACCACTAACGTAGTAGCCGCATTAACGGCAGGAACTAACATTGCTATTGCAGGCGATGGCACTATTAGTGCAACAGATACAAATGATGATGTAAGCACTGGCAATCTTAATACTCGACTTGCACAGCTAACAAACACAACAATTGGCGATAGCAGTGGCACAATTACTATTGACGGTAACTTAACTGTCTCTGGTACTACTACAACTGTTAACTCTAATACTGTAAATGTTGGCGATAACATTATTGTCCTTAACAACGATGAAACAGGAACACCATCTCAAGATGGCGGTATCGAGGTTGAGCGCGGCACATCAACTAACGTATCTTTGTTCTGGGATGAAAGCGCAGACTATTGGGCAATAAATGATGCGGCAACTACAAGTAAAATACTTACAGCAGGTAACTTTGCAAGTAGCTTTACTGGCACACTAGATGGCGGTACTTTCTAAATTTAAATAAACTCCTGCGTATATACGCAAGCAACAGGAGAGCCAAATGGCACAAACGATCAAATTAAAGCGTTCTGCTACGCAGGGCGCAGTTCCATCTACATCTCAGCTTGAACTCGGCGAAGTAGCAATCAACACCTATGATGGAAAAATGTACATCAAGAAAAATGATGGTTCAGATTCTGTTGTAGAGATTGGTGGTGGTTCTGCGGATAATGATTATGTAGATACTCTTTCTTTTGCGACAGGCACAGGTGTTCTTACAGCAGGCAGGACTGGCTCTCTTACTGATTTAACTGTTGACCTTGATGGTCGGTATCTTGAACTTTCTGGCGGTACGTTAACAGGCACCCTCCAAATTACAAAAGATACTGATGCCCTAAGATTATATTCCGCTACAAACGGCGCTGGTGTGAACATAGAGTTTAGCGACCACCAAGCAGGAAATTATGCACAGCAAGGCTACTTAACCTATTACCACAGTGATGGAGCGTCTTACGGCTCAGGTAATGCCTTTGTGTTCAGCTCAAGCGAATCAAGCATGACGCTCTTAGCTGACGGCAAGCTAATGTATAAGGAAGGCATCTACTCTAAGCCAAGCTCTGGTACTGGCGGAGGAACTCGAAAAGATGCTAACTGGGATACTGCTTACGGTTGGGGTAACCATGCTTCTGCTGGTTATTTAACTGGCAACCAAACTATTACGCTGTCTGGTGATGTTAGTGGCTCAGGAACTACAAGCATTAATGTTACTGTTGCCGATGATTCACATAACCATCATAGATTAGACTCAACTGATGACAGAGATATGAAGCCAAATACCTCTGGTATTGCAGGTTCAGTTCAAGCAATAAAACCTTTCTTTGGAACTAAAGGTGGTATGACTGGCAGTGATGATGGCAATTATCACGATATATTAGTTTTTGATACTTACTCAGATTCATCGGGTGGTGGTGCGAATGCCATAAGTTTTGATAAAGGCAACGCATCAGGAAATCCAGAGATGTATATTTGGCACGGTGCATGGAATGCAAGTACATGGGGAACAGGTCAAAGAGTATTTGCAGATAACTATCATCCTAATGCTGACAAGTGGACAACTGCACGAACACTTAGCCTAACTGGTGATGTTACTGGAAGTGTATCTTGGGATGGTTCGGCTAATGCTTCTCTTACAGCCACAATAGCTGACGACTCTCACAACCATGTCATCTCCAATGTCGATGGCTTACAGTCTGCGTTAGATGCGAAGTTAGCTTCTAGTTCTTATACAGCTTCGGATGTCTTAACAAAAATCAAAACCGTAGACGGCAGTGGTTCTGGTCTTGATGCAGACACTGTAGATGGTATTCAAGCCAGTAGCTTCTTAAGAAGCGATGCTAATGATAGTACTACTGGTACGATTACCTATACTCCAAACGATGGTGTATTCCTGCGAACAGGCGGCAATGGTAGTTCAGATACAACACTCTGGCGTTGTAACGCAAACGCTGCAACAAATGATGACGCTAATCACGGGTTTACTGTTAAGTACATGGGGACGCGGTCTAGTAACGAAAACAGTTTCTCTATTTTTTCAGACAATCAAAATGCATCCACGCAGATAGAAGCCTTTCAAATAAAACAAGATGGGGAGCTTTTAAATGCGGGTAATAAGATTTGGACAGCAGGCAACGATGGCTCTGGTTCAGGTTTAGATGCTGATACTGTGGATGGTATTCAGGCTAGTAGCTTTTTGCGTAGTGATGCAAATGACAGCTTTAGCCATACAATAACAGGCAACAAGTTATATTTAGGCGGTAGTCAGATAACAGCTTCATCTGCCGCATTACAAGTCAACGGCTTTCAACGTACTGGCACGATTTTCTTGCATGAAGGTACAACAGCAGTTGCAGGTAATAACTGGGCTTTAGAAACAACCTCTGCTGGTGTATTGAACTGGGATTCAAATAAAGTTTGGACTAGCGGCAACGATGGCTCTGGTTCAGGTTTAGATGCTGATACTGTAGACGGGGTTCATGCTGGTAGTTTCTTGAGGAGTGATGCCAGCGACCATATGAATGGTCAGTTATATGGTGGATTTGGCGCAGTTACAACAAGTGGAACGACGGACTGGAACCATTCGTCAAATGCACGAAGCGGCAATGGCTACACTCTTTTGTTAGGGTCTCACTCAAACGGGCCGTCAAACTATGGCGGCACTAGCTATTACCACCCATTTACTTTCACATACGCAGGGTATGGCGACACCCAAAACATGACGCAATTTGCAATTCCGTATACGGGATCAAATCTCGCGTTTAGGTCAAGGTACAGCGGCTCATGGGGAGGCTGGTATAAAGTTTGGACTAGTGGCAACGACGGCTCAGGCTCAGGGTTAGACGCTGACCTATTAGACGGTCAGCACGCATCTGCGTTTGCGTCTTCTTCACATAACCATGAGAAGCTAGTCAGTACTTGGCAGACGGTGAACCTAGATACGGTTCAGTCTGGCGATTACCAAATGAGCTACGAGCATTTCAGCTCCAGTTCAACCAATAAACCCCCCGTCAACGATAATGCAAACGCTGTACTTACTGCAAATCTACACTCTTCTAATTATCGACATCAAATTGCATTTAGCTCTGATGAAAATATGTACCACAGGGCGCAACAATCTGGAACTTGGTATTCGTGGAATAAAATGTGGACAGCTGGCAACGATGGCTCAGGCTCAGGCTTAGATGCTGATACTGTAGATGGTATTCAGGCTAGTAGTTTCTTGCAAAAGTCTGGCGGTACGCTTACTGGGAATCTCACCCTTCCAAACTCAGGTCAAATAAACTTTGGTAACGGCAGTCATTTTATAAAAGGAGGGGCGAGTCACGGTGGTGGCGATATAACAATACAACCAGCAGATGACTTAAATTTAAATTCTAGATGGGTTAGATTTAACGACACCGTTGGATCAGCAGGTGAGTATGCGCGGATATCGTACAACGGCTCGTGGATTAACAGCCCGTTAAATGTTACTGGCACTATTAGTCAAGCTGGCAACGCAGTGTGGCACTCAGGCAACGACGGCTCTGGCTCAGGGTTAGATGCTGATACTTTAGATGGCATACAAGGCGGCTCACTATTAAGATCAGATGCAGATGATACTGCGAGCGGAACTATTACCATGCAATCTAAGCCGATTAAATATCGCGCTAATGGCAACTATGGTTTCACCTTTTGTTATTTCCAAAATAATACAGGCTCATCAAACTACGGCTTGATCTATCATTCAGGCAGTAGCATGATCTACGGTACATCCTCTGATTACCGACTGAAAGAAAATATAGTGCCCTTAGAGGGCGCATCAGAAAGGGTTAAACTTTTACCTGTTAAGAGATTTAACTTTATAGATGATCCAAGCAGAACTGTCGATGGTTTCCTTGCTCATGAATTACAAGAGCATTTGCCAGAAGCCGTTGCAGGTGAGAAAGACGGATTTGATGAAGATGGCAATCCTTTTTACCAAGCTGTTGACCAATCCAAGCTAACCCCTCTACTTACTGCGGCTTTGCAAGAAGCATTAGCCAAGATAGAAGAGTTAGAACAGCGTATCGAAAACTTAGAAAATAACTAGAGGTTTATGCAATGTCAGTAACATACGAACTGTTAGAAGAGTTTACTGGAACTCGTACAAACACAATGCCCGATCCAGATAATGAGGGCGAAACTATATCAGAAGAAGTAGAATGCAAAGATGTAAATGTGCGCTTTACTTGTTCAGATACAAATAAAACACATGAGCGATCTGTTAATGTTTGCTATGATGCAGATGGTAACTATGATGCTGATGCGACTTTAGTTCGTATTGGTGAAGTTGCACAAGGTGTAGCCAACAAGATTGCTTGCGGCGTAATTACTTAGGAGCGAACATGATAACCATAGATGATAAAACTTATACAGAAGATGATTTGAACGATGCACAAAAAGCTCAAGTGCAGCGCATAAATGTATTAAAAGCAGAGCTTAATCAATTAGAAATGCAAGCGCAGGAAATTAATGTCCTTCTTAATGCTTATGCTAATTCGATTAAGGACAGTTTATCTGAGGAAGAATGATGCAAGAAGAAACTAAGCAAGCCGTTGATGTATTTGCGGCATCGACTGGAGTTATGTCAATGGCGGCTTGGTTGCCCCCAATAGCTAGTATATTCACTATTATTTGGCTGGGCATTCGCATTTATGAATCGGATACAGTACAGAAAATTGTACATAAGAAGTGAAACGCTTAATCTGTTTGGTATTTTTGACAGGTCTATCCCTAGCTGAAAATACGCAAGAAGGCTCTCTAAATACTTACAATGGCGAAGGTAGCACAACCAACAGCCATAATAAAACCGAGGATAAATCGGTTTCAAATACCTATAACGGGGCTGGCAGTAGCTCAGAAATGCCTGTCGGCTCTGCTATAACCCCTTCTTATATGTCCAATGGCGTTGAGACTTGTTTACAAGGCATTGGATCATCTATACAAACAGGCTTGGTCGGGATTAGCGGTGGACGTTATATGACTGACGTTGACTGTAATCGAAGAAGGGATGCAAAAATGTTGAGCGACTTAGGAATGAAAGTTGCCGCAGTTGCTAGAATGTGCGAATCTTTAGAGGTCTGGCGGTCGATGTTTGTTAGTGGAACGCCTTGCCCTATACTATCTGGTGGTAGATTAATAGTTGGCAAGAGAGCTTTTTTAGTTATGAAACGCCAACCAGATATTTACATTCCAGACTACAGCAGAAAAACTTCTGATTGGTATAATACTATTTTAGGTATAGGCGAAAATGAAAGCGATCAAATTAGCGAAGATACTGTCTCTATCAGCGATAAGTTCCGTAGCTCTCACAAGTGAGTTGGATAATCTTATTGATGCTTCTAGTGCTATTGTTAATCAAATAGATAGCGGCATTCAGCTTGGCGGTGCGGCTTTAGAGTATTCTTATCAAGGCGGCTACTTAACGGATGGTACGGTTTCCAGTACGGTTCATATTAGCAGCGAGCAGTTAGATGCCTATAACAGTGCCTTAGCAGGGATGGCTACTTATCAGCCATATGGTGATGTGCAAGAAGTGCTTACCCTAAAAGCCGAGCAAGAACTGGAGCTAATGAGTAACGCAGTTGATACGTTTACCGAAGTGGTTGTTGATATGATTGCGGTAGTAGAGGTAACAGAGATAGCTTCAGTAGCCGCTACTCCAGAGGATCAGGCAGAAGTCCAAGAATATGTGGCTGCAAATCAGGCGGCCTTAACCATATCGCAGGATCAAGTTGATACTTATAACCAATCAGTAGATGACATCGAGACACACGCTAACAATGCCTCTGCTTACTTAGGGGTAGCCGCTAACGAGGATGCTGTAGCTTTCTTACAAACAGGCGCAGAAAATAATAACTCTGATGCTACCCTTGCCACCGTTACTTATGATGCGAATAGGCAGTGGGTTAAGATGGCTTGGGATGGCACAAACAACGCAACTGCGGTCTATCTAAACGGCACAAATTTTGGCATGGATTTTTATGTGTCTGATGCTGATGTGCTTAATGCTGGGTCTGAGTCTGAATTTTACCTAACCAGCCCGACCTATTTAGGCTATCAGTGTTTTATGACAGGCGAAGGCTGTAGCGAAGGATGAGCTTAGAGGACACCACACTAACTATCGGTGACACATCGTTTAAGGGTGTATGGATAGCCATAGTTTTAGGTATAGGCTCTACTATAGGTGGTGGCGTATGGACAGCCAGCAGCCTGTATTCACGCTTAGAGGCTGTTGAAAGTATATCGATTCCCGATATAACACCACTTGATGAAAGCGTTAAACTCATTCAACAAGAGCTACAAGTTAACGATATTTCGCGCTTACAGGGAAAACTTGCAGAGTTAGGCGTAAACCTTAAAACCATATCAGAACAACAAGAGAAACTGTTACTTATAAGAAACGATATTAACAATGTGAAACAAGAGCTGGAAGCAATGAAGGCGACAGTTAAGCAAGCAGAATTAGTTTCTGATAGTATGGGTGATGTTAAACAGAAACTTGATACCATTAATAGGGAAATAGATGATCTGTGGGAAGGCATGGACTATCTATCCAACCCATTGAGGTGATGTATGTGGCAACAACTTATCGCACCAGTTACAGGTCTGCTTGATAAATTTATCGAGGACAAAGACCAGAAGAATGCTTTGGCGCATGAAATTGCAACAATGGCGCAGAAACACGCGCAAGAAAATGCACTAGCTCAAATTGAGGTTAATAAACAAGAAGCAAAAGGCAATTGGTTTCAATCATCATGGCGGCCAGCTTGTGCTTGGGTATGCGTTTTAGGATTTGGCGTAAACTTTTTAGTCAGCCCTATTGCGGCGGCGTTTGGCATAGTTGTCCCACAGGCTGACACAGGGACTATGATGCCAGTGTTACTTGGAATGCTTGGATTGGCAGGAGCAAGAACAGCGGAACGATTCAAAGGAGTAGGCAAGTAATGTACCAGTACAACAAAACTAGACCGACTACGCATTTCCCTTATGACGTTGCACGAGGGAATATGTTTGACACTGAAGCCTTAAATATCTTTGGTTATAACAAAGTTGTAGGAACAGCATTTGAAACTGTGTGGGATGATGGCGGTGCTTATAGCTACCCAAGTTCAGCAGTAACTATGGATGTGGTCTCAACATCTACTAGCGATACTATGGATGTTTTAATCAAAGGTCTAGACGCTAACTATGATGAGATTAGCGAGACTGTCACCCTTACTGGTACAAGTGCAGTTACAACTAGCGCGTCTTTTTACAGAATAAACTCAGCAACAATACTAGCAGGTTCTAATAGNTGGTGATATATCTATATCTAATGGGGGCACTAAGTATGCATTCATTGGCGCAACTATAGGAACTACCCAAGCGTGCGTATATACAGTGCCATCGGGACACAGCTTATATTTGTTTAGAATCGATGTAGTATCAGCTACCGCTAATGGGCAAAAATATATCACCTTTAGAAATGTTAGTAAAACAAGCACTGGCAGAACGCTCCGAGTTGCAGAAGCTACTATGGCTACATCCCAAGTGAGCTTCGATAGACAAGTCCCTTTTAAAATAGCTGAAAAAACAGATTTCCACTTTGAGGCTAAAAGTAGCGCGTCAGATAATGAAGTTGCTATATTTATAGAAGGCATTTTAGTTAAGGACTAATTATGACAAAGAAAAAAACAGAACCAACAGTTGTAGAAAATGACTATTTTTCCGCGAAGGAATTAGCTTGCCAGCATACTGGTGAGCATGGCTTTGATGCAGAATTTCTTGAGCTATTAACTAAGATCAGAATAGAGTGCGATTTCTCTTTTCCTATCTCTAGTGGTTACAGATCTCCTAAACATCCCATAGAACAGCGCAAGGAGCGTTTAGGAGCGCATACGACAGGCAAGGCAGTCGATATACTATGTAGCAGAGACAGGGCCTTAGAAGTCGTTTCTGTGGCTCTAGCGAATGGCATTAGTCGCATTGGCGTACAGCAGAAAGGCCAGAACAGGTTTATCCATTTAGACATTTGTACAAAAGACGATTTTCCTGATTACCCAGATTTCCCAGAAGAAGCTATCTGGTCTTACTAGCGGACACAAACCCCCAAAGTTTGTCCGAAACGCCCCTTCAATGGGGCTTTTTTTTGCCTAAAGTTAAATAAATAGTTTACTTTTGTCATATTGTGTGGTTTAATGGCTTGACATTAATCAAACAGAGTAGGTGACAATATGAAAGACTTTAAACTAACCGACTATGAGCAGGGCGAGTATGACTGCATACATGGTCATAGAGCGCGAGAGTGCGAATCGGGAGAATACTACAACGGCTATGCTGATGCCTATGCAAAAGAGCAATCCGCAACATGGTATTCCGAGCAACAATTTTTAACCATCATGGGAGAAGGCAATGAGATCAAGCGAACAAATCAACGAGCTAGCTAGTGCGCTACATCAAGCGCAATCACAGATGGGCGGTGCTGTTAAGGACAGTGCCAACCCATTCTTTAAGTCAAGCTATGCAGACCTAACTTCTGTCATAAAAGCTATTAAACAGCCTTTTGCTGATAACGGATTAAGCTATACGCAGTTCCCTGTCAGTGACGAGACTGGCGTGGGCGTATCAACGAGGCTTATGCACATATCGGGGCAATGGCTAGAGATGTCTTATATCCTGCCAATCGTAAAGCGTGACCCACAGGCCGCAGGATCAGCAATCACTTATGCTAGACGATACGCGCTACAGAGTATCGCAGGAATACCCACAGCAGATGATGATGCAGAAGCGGCTATGCTGAGAGGCGAAAAGTCAGAGCAGGAAAAGTATCAAGATATGGTTATGGACTTAATGCCTAGCGTTCACGCTATAAAAGATGGAATCGCCACAGGTGATCTGGCTACAGCTAATGAGGCATGGTCAGAGCTAACAGATACGGAGAAGCAACTGCTATGGAAAGCACCAAGCAAAGGAGGCGTATTCACTACAGAAGAACGCGCCACAATGAAAACCACAGAGTTTAGAGAAGCCAGATAGGAGGCAACATGAAAGCTAGAATTAATATGTCAATTGATGTAACTAAGATAGACAAAGAACGATTAAAAATGGGCAAGAAACGCCAAGATGGAACATATGGGAAGTATTTGTCGCTGACTACTTTTGTAGATACAACCAAAGAGGGCAAGTATGGCGATCATGGCTTTATTGCAGAGCAGATTACCTTAGAAGAAAAGGAGGCAGGGATACAGGGAAACATACTTGGCAATAGCAAGGTGGTCTGGCAGGAAGATGGATTGCCGCCTAGCAAGCCACAGCAGGAATCTCAGGCTGATTTTCAGGATGATGATATCCCATTTTAGATAAAAAACCCCTCCCCCGAAGGGGAGGGTAAACCATAGGAGAGATGCTCGGGGAAAGCATCATTGCAAATTTAACACAAGGGTGGCAAAAATGCTAGATTTCGGAAACTCGCTAAGAGTAGCACAACAAATGAAAGGGATTAGTAGCGCAGAGCTATCAAGGATGTTAGGCGTACACCGCCAGCAGATAAATATCTGGCGCAGTAAAAAAAATTGTAGGCTAGATACTGCTATTAGGGTATCTCGGGCGCTAGGTTATGGCTTGGAGGAATTTATCAAGCTGTAAAATAAAGCCCCAATTAAGGGGCTTTACAAACTCATTTAGATGAGTAATACTGTATGTGCGGATACAGAAAGATCATAATAACATATCTAAATATTGTCTTTATACCTTTCTTATCGCACTAGTAATCGGGCTAGAGGCTGATGAGCACCTTAAATTAAACATCAGAGCGTGGTTGACCCTCCAGACATAGCCCCAAAAGCAGATCGGTTTCTGCGGATGGATAGGTTGGATATCCGATACGATTACGACTAAGCCGCTGAGTTGCTTTGCCCTCAGATCGAAAATTTAGCTCTGCGTAGTTAAAGGGTGAAAAGTGGGTGTATATATACTTAAATATATACAAATAAATTTTTAAAATTACAGGCGAGGCTTGCCGAGCCATAGGAAATTCAAATGAATGTTTTAAGTTTATTCGATGGTATGGCTT